TCTTGATTTTTACACTCAAAGGAATAAGGTATAAGTTTTCGAGCTGCTGGTGATAATTTAATATCTTCTCCTGATTCTCCCATAATTGCTGAACGAATATCATCGGGTTCTAACTGATTGAATGTTTCCAACAAAAGATCTCTTACAGAGTTTTGAAGTCTTTTGCCTTTATTCTTGGCACTTCTTGATTTCATACTTAGTACTTGTTACTTGTTTCTTGTTAATATTTAATTGAGATTATGTAATTCAGGTCAAAGATATTTTAATAAAAAACCTATCAGAATTTTTTAAAACCAAATTAAATGTCAACATTAATAATATATATCAAGCAATTATTTATTATTCAATTTTTTTTTAGATCCATTTATGTAATTCTCTTTTTGCAAATCTTTCTGCTTTCTCTTCCCATTTATTATCATCGTGGGGATCTAATCCATCATAAGCAGCCATTGTTCCAGCTTGTGTATATTTCTTTATATATGTTTTCAGACCTAAACGTTTGGTATCTAATGCGTGTTTTATTTCATGTAATACAGTCATTAAGAATTCTTTTACTGATTTGTAGGTTGGTCTTAATGTAATAGTATCCGTTTCAGGAATATATTCACCGAAGTTTTTGCCAGTACCAATTTTGACTTTAGATTTCAAGCCATATTGTCTTACTAATTCTTCAGCAGTTTGTTGATAATCCACCCTCTCTAATAAAAAGGAGTGTTTCATCATTTTTTTAAACTTACCCATTATGCGTCAAACCTCACCACTATACCTAATGATATTTCAGGATCATTTTTAATAGGATTTGATAACTGACCAACTGCAAGTAACTCATTAAAATCATTATATAAACCTACTTGTGTAACATACGGAGACCACTTTGAATGTGTATAATGATTTATAAAATCAGTTGATTGTTCGTATTTTGTATTATAAGAACCAGATTTATATTTAAAATCACCTGGAGGTAAACTCCTCCACGCATCAGAACCTGTTAAATTCAGACTCCCACTTCTATCTTGAGTCATTGTTATATTCATAGTTGAATTAAATTCCTTTTCTCCAACTATACAAACATATTCATGTTCCCTTATTGTTACTTGAGCTTTATATTTTAAACTATATCCATCAGTACCTGTGCCAGTTCCTATACCATTGTATCTTGATCCAGTATTTGTAAATACTAATATTCCGTGTTCGTAAAAAGCATTTCCTACAAAACTTCCTGTTTCAGCATTAACAAAACTACTTGTAGAGAATGAAGCAAAACTGGCAGAATAAGCAGTACTGCTATTGTCATATAAGTTACCATGACCATCATCTACAATTGTAAGGGTTGCTGATGTACTGTCATCTGTCATTTCAATTGATCGTGGTTTTATTCTTTCACCAAATAATTTTTGTGGAACGGCAACAATAGAAGCGGATGAATGTAATTTTCTGTATTGCTTATCATCATTTTTACCAAAATTATTAAATGGATTTTCAGTATCTCTATAATATAAATGATTAATCATAAACCAAGAAGGTATTTCATAGAAACTAGCAGAGTCAAAAACAGTTTTTGATGAAGTATCAGCATCAAAATTATGTAAACTAGAACTCACTGTTTTAAAACCATAAACACCACTTCCACTATCTGTATTTGTGACGGTAAATTCCTTATATACTTTAAATGGTGTTATATTGATGTCTTGAGGGTCTAGTGCCTTAAACATGACCTTTATCCCCTATACTTAGAAGTCTAATTTGACTTTGATAATAGCTTCCCTTGAATAAGATTTTAATAAAGGTTTACTTAGTTTAGCTACAGCCAATAGTTCATTCGCATTATTATACAATCCAACTTGTGTTACAAAAGACTTTGGATTTTTGAAAAATGTAGCTTGTTGGAAATTACCAGCAGAGCCAGAAACGAAAGTTGGGTTAGACGAAAAGTTAAACTCTTTATTAGGAACTCTACAAAAATAATGTTGTGAAGTAATTACCTCTTCTCTTCTTGCTTGAAATTTAGAACCACCAGAAATCTTTGCAAAAAGTTTATCATTGTTGCCACCTAAATCATTTGAAGTAGTATTAGTACTCAAAGAAGCGGAAGCATTTAGTACAGGTCCGTTTAAAATTATAATACCTAAATCAGGATAAAATAATCCATATCCACCACCTGGTTGTGAAGCAGCTACTGTATTAGTAACAGCAGTACCACTTGCGATTGAACCACTAATAACATTAAATACTCTACCACCTTGAGCAACACTTGGATCTGTAGTAGCACCACTATCGTCAATTAATTTAATTCTAGCATCTGTAGAACCTAAAAGGGTATCACTACCACTCAAATGAAGTTCCCAATTGCCTGGATCCATCTTTTCACGAAGTTGTCGTCTTGAAACTGATATAGCATATATGTAATCAGGAGTTATATTACCACCAGTACCAGCAAAAGTAAACTTATCGTTGTTAGGACCTAATAATGTATTTGATAATTGTCTATATACACCAGCAGCTGCTCTATTACCATTAACACCAACTGCTCCTAAAGAACCACTTCCATTATAATGACCATAAGTAATTGAAAATTGTGGTTTAGCAGTTGAGTCTGATTGTGGATTTGCTGCATATACATCTAAAAAGAAATCTCCAGTACTACCACTCTGAGTTGATGATGTATAAAAAGCGGTTATAGATGTCGAGCCATCAGCCCACATTCCAGATGAAACAACATCCTTTACATTTGTTACCACATCTCCTGATTCGGGACTAGCATCATCTACTATATTAAAATTTTTAAAAATTGCCATTATTCACTCCTAATTAAACAACATATTTGTTAGTGATTGATAAGGAAGTTGTTGCGCCTGTATCATTTCCAACTACAATTAATGTGGTTTTTGACACTTTTGAAACAGCAACCACACCAATATTTACAGTAGCAGCTACTAAAGTTTTACTGTTTGGTGCGTCATCCTCTCCTAAAAAGAAAGGTGTTGTAGCACCTGTAGTACCACCGCCAGCCGCAGTTGCTACAGTCATACTAGCTATACTTTGATCTTTTAAAATAAATGTATAAGAATTATCAGTAGCATTAGTTGTTGTTGGTGTCACTACATTAGGAGCAGCAGATGCTCCAGCCGCAGCTGTAAATGTTATTGAACTAGGCGACATATTAATTACTGGCATTTTTTGAGTATTTTTTGGTAATGTAACCAACTTATATCTCATTACATGATTCTCATCAGGAAATGCTTCTAAAAGTGGCATAGATTCTATGACACTTCCATAGTAATCACTTCCATTAGGATGTGATGTGTCCCATAAACGATAATCAATTTCATCATCTGCTAAAGCAAATTTAGTAACATTGAATGCGTTTGTACCTTGTGCTAATAACTCTCTACCTTTCTTAGTTAAAATAGCGTCTACTGTTACAGTTGTATTATTTAAAAATCCCATGTTTAACTCCTAATTTGAAAATCGATATGACTTATCATATATAAATATAAATCATTTCAATTTTCGTTAAAATAATTTATTTATTACCCTTTTCTTTATCTTTTATTTCATTCTGTATCTTTTTTGTCAATTCATCTTTTTGATTCTTTGTCAATTCATCTACTGAATCAAATGTTATTTCTTTTCCTGTTTTAGTTACAAAACTTTTCTTACCATCTGCTTTTTCTTTAATTCCTTCAATTATTTTATCTCCTACTTTCTTTCCTTGTTTCTTTTTCTTCTTATCCTTAAATTCAGCCTCTTTACCATAGCCAGTTTTTAGGGATGATTCTGCAGTTTTTGTTGTAACTAACTTAGTTGGTGCTGTAACGACAACCTCGATTGGAGATCCTCCATCTAAAGTAGTTTTAAGTGTATTCTTTACTCCAGCATATAACATATTAAACAAAGCTTCATTTTCCTCCGCTTTTGGATCCAAATCAACATTTTTCCAAGAAGAAGAATGATAATTATCTGCGGATGCACTAGCAGCTGTAGAATAAAATTTTCTTATTTTTTGATTTCTACCATACATTCTTGATCCAGTAATTATTGGTTGTAATACTTCAGCATACTTTACATCACCATATGTTATTGTAGAATGTGAATAAAAAGCATCATTATTATTTAACCTACTCCAAATACTCCCTTCTGTAAATCTATCCCTAACTTCAGAACCACTAGCTTCATATGTAGAATATTGTCCACTTGATGAAACATATGAAGAGCCTGTTTCGTAACTATAAACTGGTATTCTTCCAGTATAAGAATCATAAGTTGTAACTGAAGTTCCCGCGTTGTAAGAGCTTGAAATGGTAATATGATCTTCATAGTCAACTGAAGCAGAATAAAAGAAGTTTCCAGCATCTGGATCTCTACCTTTGATAATTTTTGACCTTTCTAGTATATTAGGTTCAACTAAAACACCTACCCTAGATTTAGCACGAGCAGGAATCATCTTCTTTATTTGTGGAAACATAGATTGATCATAATATTTCAGTATTCTTATATAATCCCAGAAATTATTTGGAGAATTATATTTTTTCCAATAGTTATCAGCAACATATTCTAAACCTCTATAGTCATACTTTGTAAAGTCTCTAGGATCTCCTAAATAGTTATCATAATTTAAATTAGCAACCGAATTTATTATATCAGTATTAATAACATCAGTTGGAGCAAAATATACACCAACTCTATTAGAGTCTAATGGCGCAGTATCATAAGCACCAACAGTTACTCTACGATTTGCATCTAAATTTCCAAGGACTTTCTCATTACTTTCCAATCTAATTTTTTTTGTAGTTCTTCTTAAAGCACCTATACTTGGAATATGAGTTTTTAATTCATCTACAACATTACTAAAAAAATTACCTGTAAATCCGACATAAGAACCAGAATAAGCCTTTTGTTGTTCAGCTCTAGAATCAAGAACACCACCAGCATATGTACTTAAATCTTGATTATCGTCAAATGAATATCTTAATGTCAAATGTTTGTAAGATGATGATACAGAATTTCCATCATATGCTTTTGGATTTGCTATATGATTTCTAAATGAGGATGTTTGTAGTGCTTCTGTCCAATGTCTGTATTCCATAATCGAACCACTAAGTCTTATTCCAGTTCCTGTTATATCAGCCCTACCACCGATATATACATCTCCGCTACCAGTCCAAGCTAAATTAAAAGATGCTGAAGCAGCAACATCTACATTCATTGTTGATTTACTATATAAGTTAATCCTACTCATACCAGCATCATATTTACCAACATGCAATTCATATGATTGTGAAACATTTGGATTATCACTACCAGATGACCTCTGAACCATTACAGAATAGAAATCTCCATCATAGACTGGCATAGCAGATGAAGTTAATTCTTTATACTGACCAACAGAAGTTCCTACCGCAGAACCTGATAAAAGGAATGAAACATAACCATAATTATCCGATGAATTATTATCCTTCAATCTTATAACCCAATCTTGATCAGTTGTAGTACTCTGTTTTTCTACAAGTATTTGATTTGAACCAGTAGCAGCTCTAAATCTAAATTCTACTGTATCTGGCTTTCTACTAGTAAATCCATCATCAGTCCAAGTAGTTCTTACATATTGACCACTTCTAAAATCTAAAGCCTTTGTAAATTTTCTTGTAATTTCATATGATACATTTTTAGTATCAGGTAAATCTGGTCCGCCATATTCTTTAACTCTAAGTATCGTTGATGGAATACCATAAACATTTATTAATCCTTTTAAAGCTTTTATAGTTCCTTTATTTTTCAAAAAGAAAGGCATATTATTTATAATACGACTCCATATTTCTCTTGATATATCTCTATCCGAAACAGCAGAATAATCTGAGTATGATGAGCCAGTTACTTCAACCCCATAAGCATATCGTGGAAGATCAACTAAATCTTTAGCATTAGGAAATTGCCATCCTAATGATTTAGCCATTGTATAAAGTAACTCTTTTGATACACCTTCATCTAATTTTTCTCTTCTATCATATGTGTCTGTTATAGATTTTGTATATAACCATATTTGATCGAAATGCTGTGCAACCATATCTACAAAATTAGTAAAATCTAAATTTTCAGAATCTTCGGTTAAGTATGCCGGTAAATGATAACTTAGTCTATTTAAATTTTCAGTATCGAAAATTGAAGCACTTGTCATTTGATTAGCAAAAAAAGTTTGTCCTTGAGAAGAAGTTGTGTGCGCTAATGTATAAGGATATTGTACTGATCCAGAACCACCTGTTTTAGGCCACGCGTTACTATAAAAAATTCCAAGAGAACCACTTGATCGTGAAGAACTTTTATGATACATATAACTTTCAAATTCATCAAAGTTATTTTTTATATCATCTATTTTTGTTTGCCATGATTTTCTATCATCTAAAGAACCACTTATTCCAACTAATGAACCACTTGAGTCCGAATACGATTCTAATAACTCAAGTTTATATTTAAAATTTCTAATTCTCTTTTCAATCGAACTGAAATTTACGAAATTTTTAAATTGTCCATAATCAGTATTAAGTTCTACACTTTCAAAACTTTGAGAGATAAATTCGTTTCTAAGTTTATTAGAAATACTCGCATCATCGGTTAGTATTTCAGTTTCATTTTTATAATCAGTTGCTTGTCTACTTACAAATTCAATATTATTTATATCTGGAGTTTTTAAAACTATATCCCCAACTTCGGTATCAATAAAGTCAACTATTTTTACGGAATCCGTTACTGGATCCATCATCTCTTTTACAATCACAAATTCGTCAAATCTTCTAATATCTGGAGGAAGTGGTTTATACATTTTGTAAACTATAGAATAAGGATAATGAGGATTATTTATCGCATCTCTTTTAAAATTAGTTGTTAAAAATAAATCATTTTCTCTCATTAAATATGTTCTCAAATCATACTGATTATTTACTACATAACTTAATGTAGCATAATCCCATGAATTTGAAAAATTTTGCATATTATCTTCATTACTCTCTACATCGTAAAGTTTTAATCTAACATCTTCCCAACTATCTTCTACCTGAATAACTGATGAGTTTAGAACTCCAGTTATAGTTGTTATATATGGTCTAAGAACATCCTTTGTAGTCGTCTGTGATTCAAATGTTAAATCAGCAAAAACATTATCAACCCAAACAATTCCTTGTTGTTGTACAAGACCTGAATATCCACTGTGACCATAAAATCCTATGTTATATGGCATATCCAATCTAAACCTTTCGGGAATGGTAATGTTAACTTCATACCTACTCCATTCATTAGAAGTTGTAGCAGAGACAATTTCTGAAGCTCCATCTCTACCTACTACATATAGACTTTCATTATAAGAAGCTGCTTGTAAATTTACCCATTCCGTACCATCCCATTTAAACCCTTCATCTGGTGAGTAAAATTCACCACTAGAATTAAAACTATTATTTGATGTATCAAAGTAATTACCTGCAATATTCTGTGATGTTGAATTATTTATAACAGGTAACATACCAGGAGAAGGTTCGCTGACAAGATTATTAGCTAACATATATTCAATTAAATCTAAATATCCACTATAATCAGGAGCAAAGTAAACTGGAATCCAACTAGTTCCATCCCACTGCCATTCTTGAGATTCATCCAATGCACCACGTCTACTGTATAGACTTTGATTTAGGAGAGTAGAATTTCTAGACCATTGAATCTGACCACTTCCCCCTTCGTGTGTGATGTGACCAATTACCCAAGCTCCCATCCCACCAATGATTTCACTAGTAGCTCCAAGCTGAACATCATCAGCAGTATAACCTTCAGCAAGCTGAGTTAGTACAATCTGAATTATATTTTGGGGTTGATTTTCTAATGACGAAGCCCCTTCTGTAGTATTTGGTACAAATTCCTCGGGTGGTGATGTTGGTGCATCTACTGTTGGTTCTGAAAGGTCTAATAAAGACTCTAAACCACTACTATTAGAAATCCATCTCTCTTGATTACTATTCCAAGCCCAATTTCCCCCCGCACTTAAAGCACCATTCTTTGAAAATTGAGTTCCAAATAAATTTTCATCGTGTAAATTTGGTTGCCAAGCAACTGCGTATCCAGCTTCACCACCTGTACCATATTCAACTGCATTGTTATATTTCCAATATCCATTTGGACTTGTACCATTATTGGGAATTAAATCATAACTAACAAACCACCAATTATTATCATCCTCATCTACTATGTCAGTTATATAAGGATCTATTAGGTTGCTATCTAAACTGACATTTATAAGGCTTTCATAATCTTGAGCATGCCCGTATGTATTAGAAACATAACCCTCGGGAGGATTATTATCACCTGGATTCTCTTCATTACTACCTTCTGCTTCTCCTTCTAAGTTAGATATATCCAGTACAAGTTTATGGGCTGGCTCATCTTCTAATATCTCTGCTTGACCATATCTTAAATAAACATTAACACCTTTTCCAGCAATACTAGCTTTCATATCAAAAGATATATGTATTGTATCACCAGCAGAAGCACCTTGGCTTAACAAAGTTGTTAGTGCGCCACCTTCTGTTTGTATTCTTAGTGGTCTGTACTCATTTCCATTCCAACCTGGACTATCAATAAAATCCAAATTCGTATCAGGAAATTTCATACATGTACTACCATCAACTCCTTCACCTCTAGCCCAATGTGCGTGAAATCCATAACCAGCCGTTCCTTGCCAATCGCCTTCAGAATCAAAAGGTTGAAAACCAGAAGTCCATTTTTGTGGATGTACAGCAGCATTATGTAAATACTCATCCCATATAGAACTTATATTCATGCCCAATATTAATTCACCAGTACCAGGTGCATCAGATGTCCCTAAATTATATTTTAAATCCTCTGCGCCACCATTACTTATTAAATTTATTTCAGTCCTTACCTTAGATTCTACTTCAGAAATTTTATATACATCTGGTATGGTAATAGTTCCACCAATCATTCTATCTGCAAACCCACCATTTGTAGCTACTTGAAAATTAGGAGAAATTATAGCTAGTGTTTTAGATGTTGATTCTGTGCCATCTGTAGATGTAAATGTTATTTGAGCATCACCTGGAGTATCAGAATTTAGTGGAGCCCCTATTGTTCTAAACCTAACACCTTCTTGTGACTTATAAAAATCTTCTTGATAAGATCCCTTTATATTTTTTGCTTTCAACCTAATTTCAGTTCTACTTGGTGATATAGCGTCAACTTGGTATGTCAAGTCCTCTATTCTCAATGGAAGAGAGACTGGCGCAGATTGTTGCCAATCTTCTTCTGTTCCCTCAAATATTAACCCATCTTCTGTTATATGAAAATCATTTGTTTTAGAATAAATTTGACCTTCATCTTCAAGTGGCTTAGTTTTAACTAATACACTCCTACCAGTACCAGCCACTCTTCTTAAAAAGTGATATTTTACTGTAAAAGTACCAGAACTAAATCCAGCATTTTGAATATGAGTTGATGGATATAATGCTAAATTAAATTCCGTATTTGGTTCTGTTCCAAAACTAGCTAAGATATTTTGATATGTTATTAAATTACCTGATACATCATAAAGTTCAAATAAAATAAAATCTTCATCATGCTGTCCAAATACACCATTTTCATAAGGTCTAGTGCCAACAATTCTTTTTTGTTGAGTGGTTAAAGCTTCTCTATCTTTTATTGTGAGTTTACTAGACACTATAATTCTCTAAATTCTCTGTTTATTAATTCATTAATAGATATATCATTTTTTAAATGTTCACTGTTCATATCAGCAACCATTTTATTAAATTCACTAGGAGGATCTAACTGACCATTATAAACATTTTCATATACTAATATATGACCATTATCATCTCTAATAGTCTGAGTACCATCATCAGCAGATCCTGATACCCTAAATCTATCTTCTAAAATTTGTCTATTTTTTAAATATCGCTGTTCATCTTCATTTTTTAGATTTTGATAAAATTCTAATTCTTGAAGCTCTTCTTTCGTATATGGCATTTTTTATCTCACAACTTTGAAAATGAAATCATCATCAAAGTATTGTATAGTTTCATCTACTGTATTACTTCCACTAACCACCTTAAATTCAAATTTATAATATCTCTCAGTTTGAAATGAATTCAACCATAGATTAAAATAATTTCCAGTTGAATCACAACTTACTATAGAACCAGTACCATAATTGATAATAACATCTTCTGTTTGTACATCTCTGACAGAATAATAAGTTCCATCACCCATTTCTTGACTACCGCTTGGTAAATATTTTGCTGTTAAAAACTCTGAAGCAGTATTGGAGTATGATTTTGTAGGATACCTTTCCCTAGCAACTACTCTAAATTTTACTTTTGATTTCTCTTTATATTCAGGCCTTAAACTTTTCATATAAAATAACATATCTTCCATATTTGTGGAAGTTAATGCACTTAATGAACCAGTACTAAATTTTGCATCAAACCATTCTACTTCTAATTTCGGTGGATATATCGTATGCGTTTGTCTAGAAAAGAATGCAAGATTTCCTAATACATCATTATTTCCTTCATCAACATTCGTATCTGTATTACCGACACTACCACTTCTTTTTATTATAAAACCTTCATTAGCATAAGTTTTTTTCAACCACCCATTAACAATAGGTGTAACATTCATTCTAATATCTCTAGTTTCAAATTCTAAAGATTGTGATGCGTAATGTGTATCAAACCAAGTACCACCAGAAGCAGTTATCGAACCAGTCCAAAAAGTAGCAGCATCAGCACCATCTCTATATCTCCAACTAGCCCCTTCTGTTGTTATAGGATTGTCGTTATAGTAACCTTCTCCAGAAACCCAACTTTGACTTACTGGATAAGCATATAAAGACTGACTGTATGATAAATTGGTTGGATTAGCATCATACAAATTTAAATAAAATTTAGCATTAGTACTTATAATTCCTGTATGTATTGATTGTGATATTTCACTTAAATCAAATTTAATTAAAGCCCTAGAAACTTTTGGATTTGATCCAGCTTGATTTAAATCTTTTCTTACTTCTAATATCTCATCTAAGCCAGTATTTTGACTACTACTTGCTTGATATAATGTGGTGTCTATATCTGGATAAATAAAATAATTCATTAGTTACCTCCCGCTGCATCCCCAACTACTCTTCCTTCTATATCAGTTGCTGGAAATTTAAGTTCAAAACAACTTGGATCCATAGATGGATAAACTACACCATCCTTTGTAGCAGTTGTTATATCATATACATTACCTGAATAACCACTAGCAGCAGAAAATTTATTCGTAATTATTACAGGCAGACCATTAGGATTGTTTTCACTAGGTGGAACTACAGCAGATACACCCTCTGTTAAAGATATCTGATAAGATAAATCTGCTAAAATAATTGGTTGACCTATTTGCCACTTATCTATTTGAAAAAACTCTCTAACTTTTTGTATTGCTCTTAAAACTACTTCTTGTTTATTATACCCAACCTTAGTAAGAATATTAAATTGTACACCTATATTAATAACAAATGCGTTTTTTATATTTATAGCATCTGTAATCATTCTGAATTGTGATAAATAAGTTTGTATGTTAGTCTTAACACCATCATTTAAATTAGTTAATTGTTTACTTGAATTATAACCCAATAAATATAAGTTTAAAGCAAATGGATTTAAATTTCCTGTGTCCTCAACATTAGTATTATCAAGTTGTACATCTTGAACAATATATGCTTTTGCAACATTACCATATCTTGCAGGTAAAGCATAAACTCTAGCCATGTAATCTTCCTTAGTTACTGCTCTTCCTTGAGATTGAAAGTATGCTAAAGCATTCTGTCTTACTTCCAAAACACTTTCAGCATCTTTTCCGCCTGTTGCTGGAATAGTGTTGTTGATTGCTACTGAAGCTTTAGTGGTAGCTACCAAATTAGAAGATAGTGCAGACTCATCAAGAGTTATATCGACACTATCAATACTTCTTATTGTACTTGATGGAGTATTGTGATTAAGCCCACCACCATATTTGTAAGTAACAGTCAATGTAGTATTGGATGGTGCTTGTCCATATGCTTTTGTTTTTAAAAAGTTTGAAGGATCAAATGTTTCTCCTAGTTTAGAAACTCCACCAGCAAGAGCAGAACCCACATTTTCAGGATTAGGTATTATCTCTTCATCAGGACTATCAGATGTACCAGCACCAAATCGTAATTCTGTTTTACCATCTTGCCTGATGAATGTTGTAAATCTTCTTGAAGTTTTTAAAAGTTTAAGTAAGTAAGGTGCTTGGTCTGAATATTGATAAAGAGTATCATCATTAGCTGCTTTATTTTCCACATCTGTAAATACCGTATCTTGAGCTAAAAAAGGAACTTCATACCAATTGTTACCATCACTATCCGTTACTGAAATTATTTCTGTAATACTTTCATTACCTAAAGCAACTCTACTATATTTTTCCGCAGCATTAAATGTTATATATTCTGTATTAGTTTCGCCACTAGAAACCTTTATCTGTTTTTTTAGTAAATATGTTACTGGAACATTATTACTACTTTCATATATACTTATCTCCATTGGATCAAAAGAACTTGAATATTTAAAATTACAATCTTCTTGTGATGTAAATTTTACACCATTAGTAGAAGATACTACCATTCCTTCTTTTAAAATCATAGCATATCTTAAATCTGGTTTAGTAGTGTACCCACCACCTGCTCCTGAAAAATTTGCTGGAACAGTTTGGAATACATCTAAATTAACAGTAGATGGCGATGATAATTTTGGTTTATACCCAAAAGTCTGTGCCATATTGTAAACTGTCTTTTTCTCTTCAGCAAAAGCTAACAAACTTTCTTTAAATTGATTATCTATATAATAAGAAAGTACATCCCCAACATAAGACGCCATTTCTATAAAAATCATAGCAGGCGATGCTTCGTTAAAGTCATTATATGTGTTTGGAAAATAAACTTTTGAAAATTCTATTAAATTAGCTTTAAATCCTTCAAAATCTTTATTTAAATATCTTACTTCTTTTATTGATTTTTTTGGTGCTGAATAAGGCATTTTATTCTCCTATTAATATCCATCTGCTTGAACATCTATTGATAGTTCTTCTTCTTGTGTTTGGTCAGTATCTATAGAAAATCTTAAATTTACTAAATGGATATTTTTATCCGTTTCAGAAGCAGATGATTCTACACTATTAACTATTACATATGGCAATTGATTGGTAATCGTTTCTCTTATCATCTCTTCTATTCTATCTCCAAGATTTGAAGATTCTTGCTCGAATAATAACAAATGTAAATCAGATCCAAAATTAGGATTACCAACCCTTTCCCCACGTTTTGTAAGAAGAAGATTTCTAATATTATGTTTTGCCTGTTCAAGTAAAGTTTGGGTTGTTTCAAAAAACCCAAAAGAACTGTCGTGTGTTAATGGAAGTGATAAACCAATAGTAACATCTGGATTTAAATCATTTTCTATTTTTGACATTATTTACCTTTTTTCTTTTCTACTGCTTTCATTACATCTCTGTAATCTCTTGTTAAATTACTCATTACATCTTGAACTGCCTGATTATTTGTATCAGCCCCAGCTGCTTTAGCTGTTTGTATAGCTGCTGCTTTTCTTTTTTCTTCATCATTTCCACCACCAAATTGTTCACCGCCATATCCTAAAAGATTTGCCATATTGGAAGTATCATACTCACCCATACTTGGATACTCTTCAAATTCACCAGCATTTGCTGTCTCATTGAGTATTTTATTTAATGTAGGGTCTTTAGTATAACTTACTTCTTTCGGTTTAGACTTTTTAGAAGAGGGTTTTGCTAATACTTCAGGAATAATATTCCTATTTTGAGTTACAGCTTTAACTCCTTCCCTAATAAATATCTCATTTAGTTCTTTTTTTACTTCTTGTCGTACCATTTCTTTAATTAAATTGACAAGTGTTTTTGTTTTAGCCATATTCGACTCCTATTTTATATATAAATATTATTTTCATAAATTATAGTAAATATTAGTAATCATCTCCTGAAGATTCTGATGATTCACCCTCAGAATCACTAGTATCAGAATCACTAGTATCAGAATCATCTGATTCTTCTTCATCTTCTGATGTAGTATCAGTTTCTGGTGGAACATATTCTGATCCACCTGGTTCACCTGGGAATGGATCATCTTCAACCACTACATCATCTAACATTTCAATATCCGGATATTTCGCATCAGCAGCTGCCATCATTTTTAAATTTCTATTTCTAACTCTTTCATCCCACTTTTCCTGTTGTGCTTGTAATTTCTTAACATCAGTACCAAGTTTTTCTAATTGTGCTGTAAAAAACTTTTCTATACCCATAACAAAAGATATTAGAGCAAATAATCTAGCAGATGTTTTTCCAGCTAATTTTGAAGCAGCTCTTTGAGCAAATTCTATTACTTTTAAGGGAATAAAAGTAACTCCTGGAGTAGCAGCAGTAATTCCACTGATCGAACTAATAGAATTTGCTTTTTCTACAGCATCTGCTAGTTTCATAGCACTTTCTTTCAACTTCTGATATGATTTACCAGCGGCTACAATCGGTTTCATTGTATCGTTGTATTTTTTTTGTATTTCTTCTATCTTTTCTAACGACTCTTGTAACTTTCCAGATCCTACAGTTTGTCCTGTACGAATTTGATTTTGTAAATCTTTATAATCCTTTTTATACTGTTCAAGAGGACCTTGAAAAATTGAATCTGGTATACTTAATAATTTATCTTCTAAACTCATAATTATTCCTATTTATTATTAGTAAAAACAACACCACTAGCAATAGTTGGTAAATCTTCTTTAATAGATTTAATAACATCTTGAATAGGTTTTAAATTAGCAGTTGATTCACCTTCATCGTTTTGAGTAGCACTATCTACTAATGCTGCAAGTCCTTCCAATACTGTAACAACATCACCCAATACTGATTTCAATTCATCATATTTAACTAACGGATTTCTAATAATATCAGCACATCTAGCAGGATCAGCATCAGAGCCCAAATATATTTTTTCAGCTTCAAGTACAAATTGGTCACCAGCAGATAAAATAAAATCATCAGCTGCTAACATATGAATTGTACCAGTTAAACTAACTCCCTCTTTATTAACTTTACCTTTAGCATTAAAAATCAATCTGTCAGAATTTAAAATAATTTGATTTCCATACAAAGCAGTAGGTAAATTATTACTCACAGCTGCTGGTATTAATTTTACTTCATCAGATCCAGCAGTCAGGTAAATAGAAGAACCATCAGAATTTATATCTTCAATATGAGGGTAATCTGACTCTACATTTTTATATTGTAACGTTTCAGTTTTTTGATTTTGTCCATTTACTATTTTTATAGTAGGAGTCTGATATAAACTATCACTACCTAACTTTATAGAGTTTCCAAATCTTCCCTGTACTACAGTATCACCATGCCACGACCAAACTCTTCTATTATATTTTGTATGCTGTGGAACGACTGTACCATCTCCTCTTTCCGATGGTGGTCTGTTCATATTTACTTTTTGATTTAAGTTTAAAGGTACAGTATAGTAATACTCTCCAGCATACTTTGTTATGTTTACAACCTCCCCTTTTAATGGATATGTAATTATATTATGTGTTAATGGCTTTATGTAATTCGGAAGTGGTTCTGAACTATATATAAATGTGGCATCAATAGTTCCATAGACTTTCCAATCAGGTATCTCATAATTCAATAACTTTTTTTTAGGCAAATCAGTAGATTTCATATAAACTCTATTAACAATTGCTGGTTCAGTTGAGTGAAATTCTCTGTAGTGATCAGTTGTTTCTTGTATCATATCATACACTTGACTTCCATCCACAACACCTAATTTATTTGGATCTCTAACTATCGGTTTTTTTGGTGAAAAATACGCCATTAGTTACCTATTGTTTTAATATCATCATTTATTTCGTCTGCTCTATTCTGTAAATCAGAAGCAGCATCTTCTAATGCTCCCATAAGTTGTTCCTTCTCCTTATCAGATAAACCAAATTCATCTTCAGAACCACCTTTGCTTTCAGCTGCTATAATACGTTGTACTACAGCTGCCATTTTAACTAATTGGTCATCATTCTTTACATTGATTTCTAAATACTCTTTCAACATAGGAATTATTTGAACTGCAGTGTCACCATCTTTAATAAAACCAACAACTTCTTTCATAAGAACTTCTAATTGTTCTTTATTTCTATTTGAATTATCATATATATCTTTAAATAAATCGGATAAAGATTTACCCTCAAATATCTCATAATCGATAGCCATTTTTATACTCCATGATATTTTTGTAGAATTGTAGTTATATATAAATATTTAGATTTTCAACTTTTGATTAATATATATGATATTTATAGATAGGGTGAAATTCCCTTTTTTGTTAACTAATGGAGAATAAACATGAAGGAAATAATAACAATGGTAAAAGGCTATGTGGATGATTTAGCTCATCTTATGATGTCTTTTGTAGCTATTGGTGCTGTATCCGAAGTAATTTTTGGAAGTGGTATCTTTGGCGTCAACGTTATTGGTAACCTGACATCAATCATAAACACATTCGGCGAATCTGGATTTGCTGGATTAGTCGCGTTGTTGGTGTTGGTGGGTTTGTTTCGTAAGTAGTTCTAAAACAAAAAAGGGGATTTTTTAATCCCCTTTTTTTTATTCTTTATCTCTAATTAAAGAGCCTGTATAGGATACATCAACAACACCTTTAGATTCAAATTCACTATATAACCTACTATTATATTTTTTCATTACATTAATAATACGAGTTATATGTTGTGTATTAGAACCAGTCATTTCACGAATAAGAATATACAACGCTTTCTTATTGAAATTTTCTAAATTTTGTTTTATACGAAATAAGTGTAATACTGAATCAGCAACTCTAATATCTTTATCCCTACGAAATATATTTGTTAAATTATATTCCCAAAATCTAACCAACTCATCTGTGAATAAAGAATTTACTTCTGAACGCTCTCTGTCACTAACTTCACCTGTTACATTTCTTTTATAATCTAATACATCTATACCATCGTGTATTTTACCCATCTTATAGTTCTTATTGTTATTAAGAATAAGATAGTTCTTAGCCACAATACTAAAGTAAGAAAATGCTTTACCTTTACCTTCTTTAAATTTGTGCATATTCATAACTAAAAACGATACCACTTCATTTTTGACTTCTTCTGAAGTTGTATCAAAATAATAAAACTTAAATGTGTGAATAATATTTTCAGCTAACTTATCAAAAGCTGCTCTAATATGTTCATTATAAATTATATTTTTCAACCTATGACTATCCGTTTTGTTATAACGAATTATAGCCTTTTCAGTTCCCTGATGAAAGTAATAATTTTTAGGTTTCTTTTTTCTTTTTCTTTTAACTTTTTTAACTGCTGAACCTGATACCGTTGCTGTAACCATTATTGTTCTTCTCCTTTGAATTCATCTAATTGTTTTACTGTTTGTTTTATTTGATCAAAAATTATACCAGTCTCATCATCTGCTTCAAATGAACCTCTGTAATCTATCTGTTTTAAATCAAATTGAATTTTTTCTATTACTTCCATAAAATTTACTATCCAATCTTCTAATACTTCTTGTTTGGCATTTAAATTCCATATTACATAACAAGAAGTTACTAACAAAAGGACCATTAATACAAGGATTATTTCCAAAATCATTTTTTATCTCCAAAAAGTTCATCAAATAAATCTTGTGATTTTTCGCTTAATTTAGGTGATGGTTGTTTAGTTTCAGTTTTCGGTTCAACCGCTTTTTTCATATTAGTGGTGAGTTGAGTGTTGTATTCTTCGTCTTGTCTCATCCATTGGTCGTATTCGATATGTGTCGCCATCATATCGGCTTGATGAAGTATGTACGCTATGTTAGATTTTAATGCCCAATCAGGGTTGTAAGATATGTAGTAAGATTTGTTACCTTCTTCATATAACCCATCAGTTAAACGCAATCCGATGTATTCCCATTGTGACATCGTAATACCGAAGTGATTTAAAATAAAAATAGCTCGGTCGGTAACGGTCATGTATTGAAGATTCGGATTATGTTTATAAATTTCTCCTCGATTCTTACGATGCCATTCGGAGTCTTGTGGGATATAATAATCTTGATTTAAGTCACCCACCTTTCCTAAGTCGTGGTGCATAGCAGCGAATATAAGTTCTTCATCGGTGAAGTTAATCTCTGCGCCATCAGACTCCCACAGCTTTTTAATTTGAAGAGCGCAGTCAGTTACGTGTAGTACGTGTTCTACATAACCACCTACCATAGCATTATGATATGCGGCTTTTCCACTAGCTGGTGCTACGGACATTCTATCTTCAAAGTAATGATACATTTTAAGAAGTTTTTCCCTTCTATCATTAGGGTAATCTTCTGGAAATGTATCTTTAATAAGTTGTATTAACTTATTCCAATTGTCTAATATTTGCTGTTCTGTAAGTTGTTTCATTTATGATACTCCTTCAACTTCATTTATTTTAAGTTTAAGTAACTCTACACTTTCTTTCATAGGATCATC